GCTTGGCTTTACTCTACCATACACTACATCAAGAACATAGTTTATTGTTACAGCATTAGCAGTAAGAGAACCACATCTTGCTCCTACTTCATTTTTAAGATAATCAATTAATATACTTTCACTACTGTTTACAAGAGACTCCGCAAACTCATGGGGTACTTTTAAATCCACATAACTATAAACAAAATCATAATGTGGAGAAGGAGATCCATGTAAAATGTATTCATCTTTTACCACAATTCTTTTTACACCATCTTTATTATACCATATAGCTCTAAATGGAGTCAATTCTGTAGGAGGACCAAAAGTTTCAGATAAATGCATTGCATATTTTACTGGACTTTCATTCTTCCAAAGCATATACGGATTAACCATATCATGCATGTCTTCTCTAAGATTTTTAAAAGTTTTCATTGTGATCCTCGTTCATCTTTTTAGTCTTTTCTTTCATCTGATTGATGAACTTTCTATAAACAGAAGCCGCTGTTGATTTACCAGCAACCTTTGCTCTTTGCTCCATTGCTATTGCTGCTTGAATTTTGTGAGCGTGGGTTCTTCCAGAACTTTTAATTTTTCTAATGCTTTGTTCAGCATCTTGTGTTGTTGCGAATTTAAGTCCTGTGATGGTCCCACGTGGTTCTTCGTCAGTGTAAAGGTCCGAATGTTTGTCTGACTTGGCTGGTTGATTAGCTTTCCTAGGAATCCTAGCTGCCTCATACATATTTCCTTTGTGTTTATCATAACCTTGTTTAGATTGTTTTTTACGATCAGAATGCTTTCCTGCACCAGATTTGGGTGCACTAAGATGAACCAAATTCCTTTGCTTTAATTGCTTTCTAGCTTGTTTAAAAGTTTTATTCATCTTTCTGTTGACATCCTGTTGCCTATAGCGTAAATTTGTCTATGTTGCCCCATGAAGAGAGGATAACTAATTTTCCTTTAATTAGACACCGGTGGCGTACCTTGTCCTGTTTGGAAATTCAATCGATTAAATTCTTCTCTATCATTGAGTTTAGTAGGCCTGTTATTTATTACAGCTACTGCACCTTCTGGTTTAACTGCTTGACCGTTAACGTGATGGTCAAACTGATTATGAGAAGATAACGCACCCACTAAAACATTCTTAGCATTTTGCACATGCTTGTGTAATTCTAAAGTATTGTTAAAGTGTTCTTGATTATTATCAATATGTGCAACCATTGATCTACCTTTACCGATATGTCTTTCTTTAGCTGTTTCAGATTTAACCTTATCTGCTTTCTTTTGATGATGGTTAGTAATATGATCTTTTAATCCATCCAATGAAGGTTTAGTACCTTCTCTTATAGTTTTGTTTATATGCGTTTTCAACATAAGAGAATGATCATCAATCATGTGATCATGTTTCATCTTAGTACCAAGATCTGTAGCTGAACGCATATGAGATAGAAACTCATCTTGAGCCTTACCATCATACTTTAATTTTTTATGATCTATGCCTGGATTGATAATATGTACATCATCATGTTTACCAAAGTCAGTAGGTAGATGATTATAGTTTACTTTCATATCTTCCAGTTTATTACCTGAATAGGAAGTATATACAGCCATTCCCATTTTAGCTTTAGATATTTTCTTTCCATGATCAGAATTTTTAGGAGTAGAATATGTAATTGTGTTTGGAGTAAAATGATGCTTACCACCTTCTTCTCTAACATCTCCATCTTCTTTATGATACATGAAATCGCCTTGATATACTTTTCCTGGTTTAGTAACCTTAGGAAGATGATCAAGTGCTGCTTTGAGTTTACTAACCAAACCTGGAGCATGTCCGTGATTTTTTTCTATATCATCGTGACTGTAATTAATTTTTGGATTCTTATTAAATGCTGATTTAGATGCTACAAAGAACTTACCGTTTTCAGGATGATGACCAAATACAGTACTTGGAGATCCATCATACTTTGTAGTTACAGTAGCATCAGACTTTTGATTGGTCATTAACTGATGAGTATTATGAAGAGTATTAAACGCATGTTTAAACCCATCATCACCGGCATTGATATGATGATCTTCTGCATGCTCTAAGTGAACAAGTCTCGATTCATCTTGCTCTAAGAGAAGCTCTTCTTCTTCAACTAAAAATGTTTTGAATCTCATATACTATCCGTTAAAGGTTAATGAATGGTTTCATAGTACCAGATGTAACTACATCTATAGAAAGCATTTTTTTTAATTTGTCTAAACTTGTATTGCTAGGTATTATACCTTTAATGGTAGCATAATCAGATGAACCTTTTTTATTATTTAAAATAACCATTGCATGGTTACTAATATATTTTTCTTTAGCAACTTTAGCAAATTTATCCAATATGATTCTATATCTATTTTCATTAAGTCTCTTTAAAAAATCTCCTGCTGCAAATGTTGGTATAACTGTAGCAGTTGATTTTTCCTTTTCAAATCTTTTTGTTTCCGTATCTTCTAAGATTTGAAGAGCACCTCTATTCATTTTAGTTCTTTCAATATTTTTTACATTCAAATCTTTAGCTAAACTAACAAGATCTTTTGCAACTTCATCAAAACCTGCTTTTACATCTGTACCAAAATTAATATTTTTATAACTTTTACGACTTATATCATAATCCGCTGACTTTAATTCATATGGACTTTTTAAACCTTGGATGTCTCCCGACATTGTAGCTCCAGCTAAAGTTACTTTGTCATATATTAAATAAAACATTAATTCTCCTGGTCCAAATGCAGAAGCATTGATACCAATACTCTCTCTGTAAACAGCTTCAAAATTACTTGACTTTTTCATAGCATTGATAATATCATTTGTCTGAGCTATGTCTATATCATTACTGTCTATTGTATCTTTAAAATAAGTACCTTTATTTTTATTTAATATTGAAGTTGCATACAAATATTGTATTTCAGTTTTATGATCTGTGCTTTGAAAGTCAGCTGTATTTAAATTAAAAGATGTCACTCTTCTAGCTCTAGCAAGAAAACTGTTATCAAGTTTGTCTACATTAACTTTTATGTGATGGCTCATGATACTATTTAGTATTTTAATTAAACATAAAAAAACCCGCCGTAGCGGGTTTAGTAAAAAAGTCCAGGTTACGACCTTCCTGGGATACTTGTAAGGTGGGCGGGAGGAAGAGAGGAGGTTACGCCCGTATCCGAATTATGAAACTTTAAGTCCTCTTAACCTTTTTTATAAACAAAGGTTCCATTACCGTTTACAAAACCAGTAATCTTAGTACCAGCCTTACGTAGCTCTGAAATACGAGCTCTTACTGAATTAGCACTCACTCTGTAAAATGAACCAAGTGAACCAGCTGAATAAGATTTACCGCTCTTCAAGGTACTCATGATTTTGTCTGAAATTGACATAACATCTCCATTTAAGTTAAAAAATATACTACTCAAGTTTTACTACTCAATCTATATGATCTAATGTTTAGATCTAAATGTCAACCGTTACTCTCTAATTTTTTCAAGTCCTTAGCTGTTAATAATCTCTTTGATACTAACGTATCTACGATTTCTCTCACACCATTCTCTTTACCAGCAAAATAGCACATTAAGCATGCTCCGATTTGTAAAACAATACTAATAAATCCATATAAGTCCATATCAGTGTCCTGTCCAAGTGTATGCTTTCTTTAATAATTTCTTCTTTAAAGATAACCAATCTACACCTTTAAATGTTCTTTTATAAAAGTTCCATGAAGTAATCTTCTTATAATTATTTATGTTAGACAACACCTTTAATGGATCTGAATTAGGATAAAAGTATTTTATTTCTAAAGCTATGTCGTGTCCATATGCATCTAGTTCATCTTTATCAGCAAGATATTCTCTCTCTGCATTAATATCATTACTATCAGGTTCTCTCCATTGTATATGACATGGTTCATCACAAGATCTATAAGACCATTGACACTCATGAATCTTTTCATGCTGTATACACTGTGATAATAGAAACTTAAAATAATTCCATTTTTTAACTATAAGAGTGTTGAGATCACCAGATACATTTAAAATAACGTATATCTTATCTTCAAACATATCATATAAACCAGAGAAACTCACAGAGTTAGGTTCAAAGTCATTATACTTCTCTACTTTGAACACTACATTGTATTTTTTCTTAAAAAGTTTATTTAATCTCATTTGAACAGTTCTATAAGTTAAATGTTTATCAGTAAATAAACTCTTATTAGAATCTAATAGATTGTTAATATCTTTAGTTAAATACATATCTCCCTCATAGTTTTATGCCTGAATAATCTGGCTGATTATTTCCACTCGTATCGAATAGCTTTTTAAAACTCATATCTGTCGATTTATTATCGTCTAATTCTACTCCGGAATCAACTATGTTACTTTGTGCTGCATTCTCTACATCATATAATCTCATCTTCTCTCTGTCAACACCAATAACAAATCTTTTGAATAGCGTTGGGTCATTATAACGATTCTTTAATTGTTTGACCATGAGTTGATTCATTTGTTCCAAATCTTCATTACTCATTAGAGCAAACATAAAATCTGCAGTAGCGGGTAACCCGAATGATTCGGATGTGTCGGTCAAGTCTACATCAGTGCTGGCGTATCCGGAACGCGTAGTCTGTGTAGCTGACACAACAGGCAAACTATATTCTACAGCAAGACCTCTTAATTCTTCAGCTATCGCTTTTATATATGTATAAGAATTTACATTTGAACCAGGTTTAAATCTTGAAGAAGCACATATATTCAAATAGTCAATAAATATAATATCAGGTTTAAATTCTCTCTTCAGATTTAATTCATTTAGAAGTGATTTAAAGTGTCCTGTATGAGCTGATGCAGTTGGATACTCTTTAACTATCAGCTTTCCATTTGTCTTTTCAGCATACTTGTTTATTCTGTTATTAAACATAGTCTTGGGTAGATCTTTAATCTGCTTTATATTCAAATTTAAACAATTAGCATCTATCCTTTCTGCTATTCTTTCTTCAGCCATCTCCATTGTAATGTATAAGACATTCTTACCTTGTGTGAGACAGTTAGAAGCCATATGACACATAAACATAGATTTACCAACACCCGTACCTGCCATTATTACATTGAGTGTTTTATTTGGTAAACCACCATCAGTTATCTTGTTAAAGTATTCAAGATCGAATGGTATCTTATCTTCTTTGTGATTATAGAAATCAAATCTTGATTCTGCATCATCTATATAATCATGACCTACAGATGAATCGAAGCAAGTAGATAATGCTTCTTGTAATATGTCTGGTATACCTTCTTTAGATAATTGTTTATCTTTGCCGTCTATAATTGATATAGACCTTAATATAGCGTTGTATACGGCTTTATCTTTACAAAAGGATTCAGTTCTTTCGGTAAGCCATTCTATGTTCTCGGTAGTATCTTGTTTCAGATTCTTAATCAAATCTGAACAATCTTTGAACAAATTTTCAGGTAATGTTAAGTCTTGTAAACTTATTTCAAGTGAATCTAATGTTGGACTTTTATTATACTTTTTTACAAATCCACTAATTAATTCAAATACTTCTTTGTGTTCATTATTATGAAAATAATCTTTAGAAAGAAAAGGTATTACTTTTCTTAGGTACTCTTCATTGTGAACCAGGTTCGTTAGTATCGTCAATTCTATGCTGTTCATAATTCTCCATTGCTTCATTTAATATATCATTAACAACAGTGTCGATTAAAGACTGAAAATTATTATTCTTCATATCTTCTTTTGCAATAATTTCAGGTTTATGAAGAACATGATAATTTATTCCAATAGCTGATTTCTTTTCAACTTCTTCAAATTTTAATTCTTCGAGTTGTATTATTACACCTTGATAATCACCAGATAAAACTTCAAAACCCCATCTATTATTATCAGCAAACCAAGGCTTATACAAATCATCACGTAGCATTTTCAAATTCCTTCTCTAAATCTTCTTCGGATAAATTACCAGTCATTAAATTAGAACTAGATGATTTAAATTTAGTTTCTATATAATCTAAAAACTCTTTACTTGATATGATTGGTAACCAAAAATCTTTACAATAAGTGTCTTTTAATCTATACTTTTGCTCTTCGTTTTTCCTACTATACCATCCATTTGAAGGTTTAGTTACAAATCCTCCAGCCAAGGACACATCCATCAATCCTGACCATTTTGTTATTCCACCCTCAAAACTTACTTCTACCGCTATCTTAGTTTTCTCCCTGACATAGCGAGACTTCTCGACATTAATAATAAAGTTATATCCTGTTAAACCAGATGTATCTTTCTCTTGTTGTCGACCAATAATATAAATGTTATCTGCTGAGTAATAAACACCTGTACCTCCTGATACAACATCTTTAGGATATAAACCAATTTCTTTATAAGTGTGGTTAACTACAACCATTGGAATATCTTTTATTGCAAGATGAGGTGTTATCATTCTAAACAAACTTTTCAATTGTTTAGCTCTGGACATATCAGCTACTGATTTGCCAGATAATGAATCTTCTACTTCTTTTCTTGATGCTAGATTGCCAACAGAGTCGACAATAAATATAATCCTGTCACCGCGTTCAATATTGTTAAGCTGCTGCATAGAGTCGTGCTTAAGCTGTTCGACATCTGTGACGGGTGTGTGTAACACACGATTTGTGTCAATACCAAAGGACTCAAAATAAGATTGAGGAGAACCAAACTCAGAATCATAAAACAAAACAACACTATCATCATATTTGTCCATATAAGATTTTGCAAGAAGTAATGCAAATGCTGTCTTAAAATGCTTAGACGGCCCTGCAAATACGGTTAAACCTGGTGTCAAACCACCATCTATCTTACCTGATAATGCAACATTGAGCATTGGTACTGGAGTTTGAATCATATCTTTCGAATTAAAAAACTTTGATTCTGAAAGAATGTCGGTATCTTTTATTGTTGAATTTTTCTTTATTTTTTCCATTAAGGACATAACACACCTCTACATAGTTCACTATAATAACCCATTATAAATGTAATTACAAAAAAAATCAATATGAGTAACCTAACCAAATAATCCTTCAAGTGTAGCCTCTTCTTTTACTTTCCATCCAACACATGCGAGAAGTGAATTGAGAGGATCAAGAAATGCTTTTTGAAACATCATTTGATAATCTACATATTCTGAAACTTTAAATTCAGGTGGTATACTACTCTGAAAAGTTATAACATTTGTACCTAATGGATTGGGTTCTTTAAGATATACAAACTTAATTTTATCACCTTCTAATAAAGTTTGATATTTTGTTTCTAATCTTTTTTCTTTCAAAAGATGATTATACATCAAAGCTCCTCTAACGTGTATAGGAGTTCCTTTTTTAAAAATTGCATTAGCATCTCTATACTTACCTACGTTATTTACAGTTCGAGGAAACGCAATCTCTTGTGGTGATAGGTTATACCATTTCTCCTCAAGATCTTTTACAAATTCCCGTAACTCATCTTCTGTCTTTGTAAGAACAAAACCTACAGACGACCTCAAAGCTGTTCTTACAGATTGTGGTGTTGACGATCTTACAATCTCCATACCTTGTACTTTAAGTTTTGGAGGATCATATTTTATACCTTCTGAATCATAAACATTCAACGCATATCTTTTCTTAGCTAACCACACACCATGATCAGCAATTACTTCTCGTTTAAATGTTATTCGTTTCTGATATACATTTGTATATTCAAATATTTCATTACATGCATTATCAATAACTTTAGTAAGAGCTGTATCACAAAACTTATCTAATATTTCTACTATTTCTTTTTTAGATTTATTAGCATAATTTTGTTCTACAAACTTACCAAGTGTTATATACGTTGAATCAGTGTCTGAATAGAATGAATATTCAATATCTTTAGTTTTACATATTTTGTTTAGATATTCATTTACTCTCTTTGCAACAAAACGAATTATATACTGACCAGTCATTGTAATGCCTTCAGCTATCCTTGTATCATAGTATCTGAAGTATTGATTACCACTTGCACCATACAAACTATTCATCAGAATCTTAGCAGCCATTTGTTTAGAGTTAAGACTTGTAACATGCTCAAGATCACCTTTCTTCTGAGCATCAATCATTTCTTTCTTAACTTTCTGCCTCATACTAAAGTACCAGTTGATAAGTTCAGGTAAAACACCAGTCTTATCTTTTCTAAAACACTGACCGTTAGCAGCCATTGTTATGTCATCATCTTTTAGTTTAGATGTATTAAATTTACCATCAATTAACATATCAATAGATTTTTCTGTATCACCCAAATGCTTTTCTCCTTCAATCAAACTATCAGGAGACATATTGTATGTCATCATTATAGATGGATATAGAGATGTAGCATCAAACGATACTACCCAATCATACTTCTTAGGTTTTGGGTCTTTAACATAAGCACCAAGTATCATTCTATCAACAATCTGATCTTGATCAAATCTTGTTCTTGGAATTATGTTATCATTAAGTAGTTTGTTATAGATAATACAATCCCAAGTTCTTACAGAAGAGAACACATCAATATAATTACACTTTGCATTATAAGCCATTGTGACTATAAGGTTGATTAGTTTCATCTTATCTTCTAGCCGATCAACAAGCTCTACGTCTACAATATTATATTCAGTAAACAATTTCCAATCTTTTGTATAAAATTCCTTAAAGTTTTCATAATTATGTTTTACTTTTTGTGCATTTAACTCTTCTTTAGATACAAAGTCCAAAGAATAAGATTCAAGTGTTTTATATGCAAACTTCTTATATAATTGCATATAATCAAGTATTGATATGCCCTGCCACTCATATGCTAGTTGTGTTCTGCCCTTGGCATACGGCACCTCCTTTGTTACAAACGTGCCATATGGAGAACATTCTTGAACAGCACTTTCACCAAGCACTTTAACTATACGTGAGGATAAATAAGCTATATCAAAGAGCTGAACATTCCAGCCAGTTATTATGTCTGGATAGTCTTCTTTGATGTGAGTTATGAATTTACGTAACAAGTCAAATTCATCTTTACATTGAACATAATTAACATTATTTTGTTCTGATATAAAAGGCTTACATCCAAACGTAGTTATTTGTTTGGTATTGAAATCTTGAGTTGTTATCAATAATATTTGTTCCTGAGCTGTTCTTGGATCAGGAAATCCATATTCTGTCGAAGTCTCTATATCAATAGTGAGTATTTTAATTAAAGACATATCGAATTCTATGTCATTGGGGAAGAACTTACTTATTAATTGGTATGCGTAGTTTGTGTTACCGTATATGGGAAAATTCGACACTTCTCTATACTTCTTTATGAAATCTTTAGCACCGTAGAGGTCTTTGAATTTAATTCTCTCAAGGTTGTTGCCTTCGAGTGTTTTAAATTTAGAATCTTTATGAGTGCGTTTGTATAAACTTGGTTGAAATGGTAATTTTAAGTTTACACGTTCGTTATCCTTTATGCCTCTAAAGTAGACATAATTTCCACGACCGTAAACATTAGTATAAAAGAAACTCATATTATTATAGTACTACCAAATTGATTTTAGAACAACGTAACTGCAGAGGAGAATTATGGATCCAATAACTGTCTTGACTCTCGCTACAACTGCTTTCACTGGTATAAAGAAAGTAGTACAAGCAGGAAAGGATGCAGAAGATATTTATAGACAGCTTTCAAAATGGGCTGGTCATGTGAGTGATTTAAATGAATGTATAAAAGATGTGGAAGAGAAGAAACCAGGAATGTTTGAAAAAATAGGTTTTGCTAAGAATGAAACTAGCGAAGCATTTGATCAGATTATTGCTAAAAAGAAAATAGAGGAAATGGAAAAAGATATACGTCATATGTTTACATGGGGTGAACTTCACCATCTTGGACTTGATGGATACAAAGATTTTATTAGGAGACGTCGTAAAATAAAAGCCGATCGCGAGAAGATGATCTATGAACAATTGAGAAGAAAAAAGAAATTTCTAAATATAGTTAAACAAACAATTATTGGTGTATCG